TCACACATGCATGATGTCTATCCTCATCATTCAGGCAATATCTGTGCTGATCGTGTTGGAGTTTTTGAAACTATCTCATCTAGTCTAAGTCGTTCAGATTATAAAGAAGCTCGTGAGATCTTGATTCGTCAATCATTTGAACTTGATGATTACGGAAGATCTTCACTTCAATGTAAGCAGTACGAAGACTTAGGTGCAACTCCTTTGTATGAAACAATTCTTTGTGCTGAATACATTATCAAAGAATTTAAAGCAAAGCACAACGTACAGAAAATCAATACTGTGTTTCTTACCGATGGTATGGGCGATAGTTTCCATATTCAATCGCAAGTTCATCCTGAAGGTAAAGGCGCACCTACTGCTAATCGTTATGGTGCAGTCAAAGTTAAGATGAATGGTAAGTATGTCAATTGTGCTGGTAGGCATGATATGGGTGAAATGCTAATGGGTGAACTTCGTAACATCGAAGGTGTAACAACCATTGGATTCTTTATGTCTACATGCGGTAATGATTTTAAGAATCAAATGTGGGCAATGAAAATGCATCAACATACTGGTGATATTGCAAAAGCACGTAAGCTATACAATAACCAAAAATTCTTCTCTAAAAAGGATACATTAGGTTATGATGAGTACTTCGTTCTTAACGCTAAAAACTGGAAAACTAATACTGACGAATTAGAAGTTGATACTGCATTGATACCAACTAAAGCACAAATCACTACTGCGTTTAAGAAGTACAGCGCATCTAAGAAAGGCAACAAGGTTTTAGCTACTCAGTTTGCTAAGCTTGTTGCATAAGCTTAGATCAAAATGTTCTAAGAACGGTGAAAATAAGTGTGTACATTTATTGAATATAGTGATATAATAGCTATATAAATTAATAAAGAAAGAATCATTATGAACTTAAGCAAAATCTTCGAAACCAGTATGAATGTCTTAGGATATATGTTTTTAACTCTATTCGTATTAGGGTTTATGAATGTAGGTCAAGGCACTGAATATACTTGGTGGGCATTGATGGTAGCTTACGGAAACTAACTAAGAGTAATTATATTATGAATAAATTTGATGCAGCAACCATACTAACAACTGAATTATCAAAACGCTTTCCAGACAAGGTTGAGTATAAGCCTTCGGAAGTAATCCAACTAGCCGTTGAATTTGGTGTCAGTGAAAACTTAGCGTATAACTATACTAAGTCATTCCCTAAAGTAGCTCGTGGAGTGTATAACTTGGAATCAGCAATTGCGCCTTCACTGCAGCTTGTTCCTGCTAATAAAAATGAGGTACCTCAAACAGTGGCTTCTTCAGTGCAGTCTATCATAAACAGCGAAGTTTATGTTCCACCTTCAGACAAATACTACGTCTCATGGGGACACTCAAAGGACGTAGAGATGGTTATTAGGTCTCGTTCTTTTTATCCTACATTCGTTACTGGTTTGTCTGGTAACGGTAAGACTACTATGGTCGAGCAAGCTTGTGCTTCTACTGGCCGTCAATATGTACGAGTTCAAATCACTCCAGAAACTGATGAAGATGATTTGCTTGGTGGATTCCGTCTCATTAATGGTGAGACAGTTTTCGCAAAAGGTCCAGTTATCAAAGCTATGGAAGCTGGCGCATTACTACTGATTGATGAAATCGATCGTGGTTCTAACAAGATCATGTGTCTACAAGGTGTACTTGAAGGCAAGCCTATTATGATTAAGAAAACTGGTGAGGTTATCAAGCCTGCAAATGGTTTTAATGTTATTGCTACTGCTAACACTAAAGGACAAGGTTCAGATGATGGTCGCTTTATCGCTGCTACTATTATTGATGAAGCTTTCCTTGAACGTTTCACTATTACGCTTGAACAACCATATCCATCTCTTGCAGTAGAAAAGAAGATTGTTATGAAGCATATGGACAAGTTTGTATGTAAGGACGAAGATTTTGCAAATCGTCTTACTCAATGGTCTGACACTATTCGTAAGACTTACAAAGATGGTGGTGTAGATGATATTATCTCAACACGTCGTTTGTGTCACATCGTACAAACCTTCTCTATCTTCAAAGATCGTGCTAAAGCTATTGATCTTTGCATCAGCCGTTTTGATGAAGATACTAAGGCTGCCTTTGCTGATCTATATAAGATGATAGATGATAGCATTGAAGCTCAAATAGAAGCAGAGCAAAAGCTAATGGCTCAAGTTGATTCAGACTATGCAGTGCCATCATCAATTGATGATATGATGGATAACGCTATCTCAAGCTCAGATCCTGCAGGCACTATCAGCGAAATGATTTCAAACACTGTGTCTGACACAAACGAAGCATACCCATAAGTATAAAGGAACACAACATCTATAAATTTAAAGAAGATGAATTACTAAAGGAGTTTACAGCTTATGTAGACTCCACGTATTCACAACACTACGGCAAAACCAAGTTTCAAGCTAATGAAGTTATCATTGATCGTGGTAATGGAATTGGATTCTGTCTTGGTAACGTTGATAAATACCTTGATCGATTCGGTAAGAAAGGAACTGTAGCAGACCATAGGAAGGATCTATTTAAAATCCTACACTATACTCTTGTAGCAATCTATGCCCATGACCAAAGTCAAGAAAATAAATGAAAATAACAGTGTACAAAGCTGTCAAAACAAGATATAATAGTCTTATATAAAATTTTAAATCATGGAGAAACTATGAAGTTATCAAATGAAACCATCAGTATGCTTAAGAATTTCGCTTCTATTAATAGCCAAATTGTTCTGAATCCTGGTAATGTGATCAAGACTATGTCTGAATCTAAAACCATATTATCTGCTGCAACTATAGCCGAAGACATTCCATCTCAAATTGGTATCTATGATCTTCATGAGTTCTTAGGTGCGATGAGTATGTTCGAAGATCCAGAACTTACTTTTGACGAAACCTTTAAGTCTGTACGTATCTCACAAGATCGTCAGGCAATCAAGTATTTCTTCTCTGAGCCGTCAATCTTGACTTCTCCTCAGAAGGATGTAGTAATGCCTTCAACAGAAATAGCATTTACTTTGACGCAAGAAACCTTAGCTTCAATTCGTAAAGCCGCTTCAGCGTTAGGCATTAATACCGTTGTCGTAACAGGTGAAGCTGACGAGAACACTGGCAAAATCGTTGTAACTGATGTGGATGATCCTACGTCTAACAGCTTCGAGATTGAATTGGATGGTCTTACTCGTGAAGAAGATGCATTCAAACTAGTATTCAATATTGGTAACTTTAAGTTTATCAATGGTGACTATGATGTAGCCATCACTAAAAAGCTAATTTCACACTTTAAACATACTAAAGATCCAGTAGAATACTGGGTAGCTTTAGAGAAAAACTCAACATACGGAGCATAATTATGACCGAACAAGTAGCAACTGAAGCTGCAACAGAAGTGCCGCAAGAGCCTATTCAATTAGGATTAAACGACCTTCAGGCATGCATTCAAATCATTGACGTAGCAACAACACGAGGAGCTTTCCGTGGCGAAGAATTATCAGCAGTTGGTGGAGCGAGAGATCGCATCAGCGCTTTCATCGAATCAAACAAGCCAGCAGAAACAGAAGCAACTACAGAATCTGGTGATGCTGATGCTGAGTAGTGAATCAGATCGTAAACAAGTCTTTGATTGCATGAAAGAAATGTCAAACTCTATGGCTCGTCAAGATGCTGAAAAAGAGTTTCAAAAGGAAGCAGCTGAAGCGTTAGCTGATAAGGTAGAGATTGATAAGAAGCACATTAATGCTTTGGCTAAGATCTATCACAAGCAAAGCTTCGCGATGTTTCAACAACAGAAAGAAGAGATCGAAGATCTTTATGAGTCTATTGTTAAGTAGAACTTCATTATTACATAGTCGGTGGAGACATTGACTATGTAATAGTTATAAGCTTATACCTTTTTAATCTAAAAAGAATGCAAATAACAGTGTACAACCTCTGAGAATAGTGATATAATAGTTATATCGAATCAACAATGATGTTGGTTTTAATTTGAAAGAGAAAATATATTATGAAATTTACTAAATTCGATCGTGCTAACCTTAAAGCTCTACGTACTGAAATGCAAGCAGTTATGGATAAGTACGGTGTTAAATCCAACCTTAAAATCGAAGTTGGCAATATGAGTTTTGGTGATGCGGAAGTCAGTATCAAAATCAAAGCAACAATTAAAGGTGCTAAAACTTCTATTGACCATATGACTGAAATGATGATGAAGTCAGCTGCTCTTGTTTCACCGAATATCTATGGTGATACTATTGTCGAGTATAATTCTCGCGCACATAAAATGCCTTGGATTTATAAGTGTGGCAAAACTGGAAAGCAGTATAAGACTACTTCTAATAATGCGTATGAACGTTTTGCTTCATAAATAAAAACCTAAAAGTCCGTCTTTACATTCCCCTTAATTGGGGCTTTTAGGTACCGGAGTATAGCACAGCTTGGTAGTGCGCATCGTTTGGGACGATGAGGTCGTAGGTTCGAATCCTACTACTCCGACCAATTTAAATGAAGGATATTATATTATGCAGTATTTACAAGAAGTTACAAAGTGGGACACTGCGGTGTTAGGCCACAAAGTTCCCAACCATACTTACATGCTAGACAATCGTCAGTGGTGTGTAGGCTATATCAAAGAAGGTACTACTGAAGAAATCATCTTTAGTAAACCCCTAAAGCAATTTTCGAAGTCATATAGGAAATTTAAAACACTATGACCAATAAAGCAGATCGCCGCATCCGCGATAAGACTATTAATCGATTTGAAGTAATTAATGAATATACAACACGAGTCACTGTTTGACACAGCAAAGGTTGAAAAACTTTACACAGAAAAAGATGGTGTAGAAGTAAAGTATGTTTGTACTACAGACTTAAAAACAAGTGATAGGCCTATGGATATTTTCTATAGAGCTACACCTCACCCCGAGTTTGGAAATTATTACTTTGGATTATTTTGGAGCAACGATAAATCCTTGATGATTACTAATGCAGATATTGTAGAGTCTTTCGAGTTTGGTATGATAGAAGTTAACGGTAAATACTATTACAGTCAATCACATCACGACTACAAAGTTGTAGGAGACAAAATGATTGACGGTGGCCGCGCATACGTTCGTAGTTCTGGTAGCACTACTAATATGCGTATAACAGACGGCGAGTTCTATGCTGTCGATATAGAAGATTTACTAGACTTACATACAAACAAGGAAAAAGACTATGAGTAGAAGAATTACTTATAGCACCAATTGGATGGGACCTGTTGCTACTCGTTGGTATGAAGAAAAAAATATACCTTACGTGTTAAAAATGACGAGTGGAAGATTTGGTCCTGCTAAAGAGTACAAAGACTTTACTGAATCATATTCTTGTGGGCGTATAGATATTCGTGGGTTAGACGAAGAAGAATATTATTGTGGTCAGTCCGAGTACGGTGTTGCTCCGATGCGTACTGAAGATTGGAATGCATTAGGTGATTGGCTAGATGAACTTGAAACTCCTAGTCTACACACTTACAAAGAATTGATAAGTAATTTTGAAAAAGATTACGAACAGCCAATAAGGTGGATAACGAATTATGAGTAAAGATAAAGATTATGTAGTTGTTACTGCTATTTCATCATATAGGATGCGTTATGTTATGCACCGTGATGATCTACAGGCCCTAGCCCTCAATGGCCCAGTTAGTATTATAGACCGGGCTAACGATGCAGTTACCATGGAAGACTGTGAAGAGTTCTCTCAAGAGCATATGGGCGAATATACTGTTGATACTGTTGAGATGGATGAAACAGAAATGCTTGCCTTGTTCGATAGAGATAATGATTATCTTCGTGAATGGACAGAGGAACAAAAAGTTGCAATGGTAAGGAAAAGTATCTCATGACCACTAAAGCAGATAGACGCATCCGCGATAAGACTATTAATCGATTTGAAGTAATTGATGAAACTGGTAGAGTTATAGTTAAGTATGACGTGAGTGTTGAGCTAAACTATCAAGACGATGGAAAGACACTTAAAGTAGTCTTAAGGGATATGAAATCATGAGAGTAACTAGAATTCATATGCCATGCAGAGAATGCCATGTCATACACGCTAATACTATGTCCTCTACACTCTGTAGTGATTGTGGCATAAAGCTGCGTAAAGAGAACGAAAAATTAGAAGCTGAATGGCTAGAAATTGCTCTAGAAAGTGACTGGAAAAGAAAACATTATGAAAGTTAAAATTGGAAATTATCCAACACATAGGTTTTATCACAACTGGCTTTATCGTTGGTTTGATTACAGCCCACAACAGTCTATCAAAGTTAAGATAGACAAGTGGGACACTTGGAGCATGGATCATTCCTTAGCTCATATTATCCTTCCTATGCTTAAACAGCTTAAGGAAACTAATCATGGCTATCCTGCAGATTTAACTGAAGCTAAGTGGAATGACATTATGGGCGAAATGATCTGGGCGTTCGAACAAAAGTGTAAAGATGATTGGCAAGGTGACTATTACGAGTACAAATCTATTAGTAAAGAAGAAGCAACAGATGACACTGAAAGTCTATTTGGATTGAAACTTGTGTGGGAAGACCGTGAAGGACAACAAGCACATCAACTACGAATGACTAATGGATTTAAACTGTTTGGAAAATATTATGAAAATCTTTGGGATTAAATAGAGATGTATGATATACATTTATATATCATCGTCATGTAATGATATACATTTATATATCAAATAAATGTGTATATATCAAATAAATGTGTACATATCTAACAATATGTGTTATAATAGTCTTATCTTTTTATATAATGGAGTAATCGTGAATGTCTAATGAATTCTTATGGGTGGAAAAGTATCGCCCACAAACCATCTCTGATTGTATACTACCGAAATCTATCGATAGTGTATTCAGTGAAATCTTATCTACAGGTCAGTTGCCGAACATGTTGTTCAGTGGTACAGCTGGTGTAGGTAAAACAACTGTTGCCAAAGCACTCTGCAATGAACTTGAACTTGATTACATCATAATCAACGGATCTGAAGAAGGTAACATAGACACACTACGTGGCAAGATCAAACAGTTTGCTTCTAGTGTGTCACTGCAAGGCGGTTATAAGGTAGTAATTCTGGATGAGGCTGATTACCTTAATCCTCAATCAACCCAACCCGCTTTACGTGGCTTCATAGAAGAGTTCTCAAACAACTGTCGTTTCATAATGACATGCAACTTTAAGAACCGTATCATTGAGCCACTCCACTCACGTTGTTCTGTCTATGAGTTCGCTATCCCAAACAAAGAAAAGCCTGCAATTGCTGGTGCTTTCTTTAAGCGTACTATAGATATTCTTAATAAGGAAAACGTCACGTTTGATAAGCAAGTTCTAGCACAACTTGTTGAACGTTACTTTCCTGATTGGCGTCGTGTCTTAAATGAATTACAAAGGTATTCTGTTAGTGGTACTATTGATGCTGGTGTTCTAGTTAATCTAGGTGACAACAACGTTAAATCCTTAATGGATAAACTTAAAGGTAAAGACTTTAAAGGTATGCGTCAATGGGTTGTTAATAACATTGATACCGAACCGCATACTATCTTTCGTGCAGTATACGATAAAATGTCAGACCACCTGCAACCACATTCTATTCCACAAGTTATAATCATTCTTGCTGATTACCAGTATAAGAATGCATTTGTAGCTGATCATGAAATGAATATGGTAGCATGCCTGACAGAGATAATGGCTGGTGCGGAATGGCTTTAAGCTATTGGTTTACTGGCTTCACAGCCTCGTCTTTTGATTTGCTTCATGCTGGTCACATACTTATGCTTAAAGAAGCCTCTAAGCAATGTGACTACTTGATAGTTGGATTACATATTGATCCGAGTGTTGAGCGTCCTGAAAAGAATAAGCCAATTCAGAGCTTAGAAGAACGCATAATTCAACTTGAAGGTTGTAAATACGTAGACGAGATTCATACGTATACAACTGAAGCTGAACTAGAATCACTCCTTAATACTCTACCGATTGAAATTCGTATTATAGGCGAAGAGTATAAAGGTAAGGCTTTCACTGGCAGTCGTAATTGGTGGCATGAAACCTACTACAATAGCCGTGACCATGAATACTCCACTACGGAATTGCGCCAAAGGATTAATAATGAACCCGTTTGAATATATAAATGCAATCAACAACACTAAAAAGAATGTGATGGTTGACGATCTAACTGAAAAGGGTTATAACTCCTTTATGGTTAACCGTTCGCTTTCTTACTTTCAAGACACAGTTCTTCTTGCAAATGAGATGAATAGGTACCACCACCTTGACTCAAAACTCCAGTTTTCTTTTTTGATAAATAGTGTTAGGAAAAAGAAACGTTTCGCCAAATGGGCTAAACCAACTAATCCTGATAACTTAGAAGTTGTTAAAGAATATTATGGCTATAGCAATGAAAAAGCACGCCAAGTTTTGACAATATTATCTGATCAACAAATTGAAGAATTAAAATTGAAGGTGTACAAAGGTGGAAGAAAGTAAACCCATAGAATGGACTCCAGCATTAATGCTAGAAGTTATTCTAAACGAACCAGACGATTTTCTAAAAGTACGGGAAACTCTAACACGGATCGGCGTGGCTTCACGTCATGATAACAAGCTGTTTCAGTCTTGTCATATCCTACATAAGCAAGGACGCTACTTCATAGTCCACTTTAAAGAGCTCTTCTTATTAGATGGGAAACCTTCTAATCTATTAGAAAACGATATTCATAGGCGCAATACGATTGCTACTCTATTAAGTGATTGGGGATTAGTTCAATTCTCTCTAGAGGAAGCTCTCACACGTGCACCGCTGAGACAAATTAAAGTAGTCTCATACAAAGAAAAATCTAAATGGGAATTGTGTCCGAAATATAATATCGGTAACAAATAGATCTTGTTGCTTATACCAAAAAGTTATAAGCTTAGATCAAACCATTCTAAAATAACAGTGTACAATCTCATCAATCTTTGATATAATAGTTATATAAATTGATGAGGTTAACACATGAAAAACAGTATAGTTATTAAGCAAATCGCTGAAGAGATCAAGGAAACTGTTCGTCCTTTAATGGAAAAATGGGTAACTGATCGTGTTAACTATCTTACTAACACAAGAACGTGGATGCATTCTGATGAAACTAAGCTAGCTATCGATGAACGCTACGAAGATCGTAAGCTCATCGCAGGCAAATACTATATGCGTGGTGACGCTAGGCGCAGTCTTTATAATGAAATGGGTATCAACCAAGGTGATCAACAACTGATTGCTTATTATAGTGTTGATGATTGGTTAATCAAAGCTCAAAAAGAAGCTCTTCAAAAGCTTATGAAGATTGAAGTTGCTGTAGCAAAGAAGATCGACTTCGAAGTTAATAGCGTTGAAAAGCTATTTTGCAGAAACGGTCTAGACGGTTATATGGAAGGAGCTTGGAAATTAGATAATGGAAAAGTCTTCTCCTTTGAAACCTTTTATGCTGGTGGTCATAACATTCAATGCCTACATGTTCGCACTAAATACAAATTGAAATAAGGAATATATAATGAAAGAAAAAGTAATACTAACAGACTGTGACGGTGTTCTCGTTGATTGGGTTCACGGTTTTAAGAAGTGGATGAAATCAAAAGGCCACAAGCCAGTTGTTTCAGACACTTATGATATGGAAATCATGTTCGATATGACTCGAGCAGAAACTAAAAAGTTAGTAAAAAGCTTTAACGAAAGCGCAGAGATGCGTTACTTATCACCACTGCGTGATGCCATTAAATACGTACGTAAGTTGCACGAAGAACATGGTTATGTCTTCCGTTGCATTACAAGTATGAGCCTCAACCAAGCAGCCTACCGTTTACGGAAGCAAAACCTTGATCAGTTGTTCGGCCCTACTATCTTTGAAGAGCTGGTGTGTTTAGACACTGGTGCAGACAAAGACGAAGCCCTAGAACAATATCGCGGTAGTGATATGTATTGGGTAGAAGATAAGCCACAGAATGCAGACCTTGGTGTTGCTCTTGGTTTACACAGTCTCTTGATCTCTCACTCTTTCAACGCCGACTATACTGGTGATGCAAAGCGTGTACAGAACTGGAAAGAAATTTACAATATAATTACAGGATAAATTAAGCATGAAACTACAAAACGAAATTAAAATCGTTCGTCTTGTCACAGGTGAAGAACTCTTATGTACAGTAACTTCTGACACAATTACAGCAAAATACAATTTAACTGATGTTGCTATATTAATACCAACTGAAGCTAACTCTCTTGGCCTTGCACCATTCATGGGTTATTCTACTGCCTATCAAAATGAAGATGGCATGGATGTAAAAGAACAGTCTATTATGTTTATTGTTGATCCTGTTGACTCACTTAGGAAGCAATATCAAACGATGTTCTCTAAGATTCTTGCTCCAGCATCAAAGATCATTCTTTAATAAATAGATGTATAAACACAAATCAAGGGTACATACGGATGAAAGCTTTTCAGGAATTTCTAGACGAGGGTGTCAATGATCCTGCAATATTTAAAGCTATAATTTTAGCTGGTGGACCAGGCTCTGGAAAGTCTTTCGTTGTAGGTAAGACTGCTTTACAACCTCTTGGGTTTAAGCTTATCAACTCAGACATAGCGTTTGAGAAAGCGTTAGCTAAAGCTGGTCTTGAAGCAACACCTGATAATATCATGTCGCCTACCGGGCAAATCGCAAGGGCAAGTGCAAAAGCTATTACAGGTAAACAAATGTATAGAGCCCTTGAAGGTAGAAACGGTATTGTTATAGATGGTACTGGCAAAGACTATAATAAGATTGCCGGTCAAGTCAATGACTTAAGAAACATAGGATACGCTGTAGCTATGATCTTTGTCAACGCAGATCTAGATACTGCATTAGAACGCAACAAATTAAGAAAGCGTTCTTTAGCAGATAAAGATGTTGAGAAGATGTGGCAAGGTGTGCAAAACAATATCGGTAAATTTCAAAACCTATTTAGACAAAGAATGGTTATAGTAGATAACTCTAATGGTTCTAACATCGAAGGAGCAACACTGCGTGCTTACACCTGGATGATGAAATGGTCTAAAAAGAAGCCTGAAAATAGAATCGCAATTAAGTGGATTAAAGATCAATCGGCCTCTAAATAATATATAAATAACATCGGAATGCAAGGCTAGCTTGGTTCCTATAAATACTATCTTGCTTGAAAAAGGAGAATACAATGACAGGCATTAGAAGAATTAACCCTTCGCAAAACTTATATCCATCATCAGCGTTTATTGGGTTCGATCATCTTTTTAAAGAATTGGAACATGTTACTAAGCATGCCCATGATCACTACCCACCACATAATATCATTATCACTGGACCAGACGACTATCTAATCGAATTAGCGGTTGCAGGATTCAGTAAAGAAGGTATTGATATTGAACTTGATGAAAGGACTCTCACTATTACAGGAGAGCATGTAAAGAAAGGTCGTGAATACGTTCATCGTGGTATTTCTACGAAGAAGTTCAAACGCACTTTTCGGCTGTCGGAACACGTGCATGTGCACGGAGCAGACATCGTTGATGGTATCCTTGCAATTGCATTGAAGGTTATTATCCCTGAAGATCAGCGTCCTCGTAAAATTAACATTGGAACTAACGAGGAATCCAAAAATGTCCCAAACAGTCAACTACTCAACGAAAATATTTAGCTTTACTATTGTACCTTTTCTTAGTGTTATTAAGAAATTCTTAAAGAAACGCCATGATTCATTAATACTCTCACGCCAACTATCGGCTAATGCAGTTATTGCTGAATACATGCTTAAAGAATATCCGTATCACACTTATAGTTCGTTACTATTCGAAATGAATACTACCGCCTATGATGAATTCTATCAGAAGAGAGGGCAATAAGAATGTTTAAAAATCTTAAAGTTTGGTGGTCTAATAAAGTTAAGATCTGGCAAATGTCTCCTGAAGAAGCTTACTTGAGCAGGTCAGTATCTCTAGCCGATCTCGAACGTAGACAAAAACTGTTGCTACGTTCAGAAGAAATGCGTCACAAGTCTTTGAACCATTTCTATTGTAAAGATCATTAAGTTGAATGCTAACTCGAGAGGCTGCAAAGCCTCTCACTTTTAATTATGGAGCATATATGCTATACGCAACAAAACTCACCTCTGGTGAAACTATTCTTAGTCAGGTCTCTGACGTCACTAACTTCAAACTACTGTTGATACAACCGTTATCTGCAGAAATCGTTGATGGCCAATTGGTAACAATGCCATGGCCAGAATTCTTACAACGTCCAATCATGGATATATCAGTTCATACTGATAACGTAATATTCTATGGTCCAGCTGATCCGGAAGTCGTAGATCAATACGAACGTGTCGTTGCTTTGGTTTATCAGAAATCAGATGAAGCTGAAATAGATGAAGAAATAGGTGTACATTTCCAATAAACTGTGTTATAATATACATATCAATTTGGAGAAAAGCTTATGGAATTCTACACAAACGTAGCACGATACGGCAACAGTTTACTATATCGTGGATATAAGAAAGGTCACAGACATGAAACTCGTGTTAAATTCAGTCCTACCTTATATCAACTAGATCACAATGGCACTGACTATTCCTTAGATGGTGAACACGTCAGTCCTATTAACTTTGCTAAAATGGCAGACGTTAAACTTCACGAACAGACTTATGGTACTATCGGCTCTAAAGAGTTGTATGGCAATAAGAACTATGTCGTGCAATACCTACAAGAAAAGTTTCCAGGTAAGATTGAATTTGATAGAGATGCGGTTAACGTAACATCTATTGATATTGAAACTGCTTCAGACGATGGCTTTCCAGAACCTGAACTCGCAGAGAAAGAAGTCACTGCTATCTGTATGAAAAACAACAAAGATGACATCTATTATGTTTGGGCATCGCACCCTTATGATGTATCTAAATCTATTATGCAATCGCATATAGTCCAATATGAACACTGCAAAGACGAAGCTGAACTCTTAACAAAGTTCCTTAGCCATTGGTCTTCTCCTATCCATTGCCCTGATGTTGTTACTGGTTGGAACGTACGTTTCTTTGATATAACATATCTCGTCAATCGTCTTGCAAGACTCTTTGGAATTGATACTGCTAAGCGCATGTCTCCATGGGGTTTGATTAACGAGCGTAGGGTAACTACAATGGGTCGTGATCAACAGTCATACGAATTGACTGGCATTGCTCAGCTAGATTACATGGAACTATTCAAAAAGTTTGGTCACTCTTATGGTCCTCAAGAATCATATAAGCTCGATCATATTGCTCATGTGGTACTCGGTGAAAGAAAGCTTTCTTACGATGAATACACTGACTTGCATTCATTGTATAAGAATGACTTCCAAAAGTTTATTGATTACAACATCAAAGACGTTGAACTGATTGATCGCCTTGAAGACAAAATGGGCTTAATCACATTGGCAATGACCATGGCATATCGTGGTGGTGTTAACTACTCTGATACTCTTGGTACTACAGCTATATGGGATGCTATCTTATATCGTGATCTAAGTGATCGTGGCATAGTAGTTCCTCCTAATGGTGATAAGTTTAAAGCAGATTATCCGGGTGGCTATGTTAAAGCTCCTCAGGTTGGAATGCATGAATGGGTAACATCGTTTGATTTAAACTCATTATATCCTAACATCATTG